CAACTTGACCAGAACTTGCAATTCCCGTGTAAGTGTAGTCTGGAGCACGATAGAAATCATTACGCACAATCGTAATGGAATCAACAACACCACCATTGTTGGTGTCTTCGCTAAGGGCTGCGTCCATATCCACCAAGATGGATGGTCCTTGTCCGCCTTGCACAAAGAGTGTGTTGGAGGATGCACTACCTACAGTCTGTGTAGTCACACGGACGGAATCAAATAATGGTCTATCAACCAATAAAGGTTGTTTATTTGTGGCTGTAGAAGACAATGTACTTACCGCTTTTTATTAATTATAGCGTTATGTTCCAAGGTTAGACAGGGCTTGAAACTCTTGAAATTTCTGAGGAAGACGCATTCTACTTGTAAATAAAGATTCTGGATTATTTTGTAAGTTTAAAAATCTTTGAAAAGAGCTCCCTGGTTTTACCAAAGAGTCTTGTGATTCATCTCCATCGAATTTAAACTTTGCCTTTGTTAGATAATCAATTATATTTTGTGGGTCTTTTCGTAATTCAGATAAACCACTAGTGTACACTTCCCCTGGTAGGTAGGAGCTATCTACGTAGTCAGAAAATCTAGCCATCAGTACAACGCAAAAGGATTAGGTGGTATCGCTGGACTAGTTGTAGAAAGCACTCCAGGAAGTACGGATTGCATTACCATCTCTACTAATGTTTTTGCTTTATTATTCTTGTCTTCTAACTCTGGCTTTACTGCGCCACTTAAGACTGAAGATAAAATATCTTCCACGGAGCGTGAATTCGTATTAACAGAAGTTGCCACCGGGTTATTAAAAGAAGTATTAGGAACATCTCCCAAAACACGTTTTGCATTTTCATATAGATCACCGCCTTGCTTAAAACGTTTTGATGCACCTGCAACAGAAGTACCAAAGGAATCTTTAGCGTTTAAAGAAATATTAGGATTACCTCCTAACACCGTAGCGTAAGCTCGATCAATACCCATGCCTGGGGTATAGCCTCGATCAGTAAGAAACTGAACAGCTTTAGGCATTTGTTCTGCACGGGTATATTGACCCATACGAGATGGATCTAGATATTTCTTTTGTTCGTCTGGTCCAAATTGAATCATGCCATAATAATTACCTCCTGCCCCACCACGGATATTAGGATCCATATTAGTGCCTGATTCCAAAGAAAGGAATCCGCCTAATTCATAAGGATTAAGTTTTAACTTACGCGCAGCATCAAAGATCGCTGCACGATCAGCTTGAGGTAATGTTCCAACGCGAGGTGTAGCCATAATTATTGAAGTTTCATCTAACCCAATTTGATTCGGCCTTGAGACCTGGTGCGAATACGGCTTGAACAGACGTAATCAAACTAACGGTAGCTGCAAGGCGTCTAACGAAATTAGGACAAAGAGTCATCAGTTTAAAGCAACAACACTGGTCTCCGTGAATCAAAGATTCTTATCCAGTTGGGTTCTTGGACTTACATGTTGTGCAATGCCAATTATATAAAGTTAATTATATTGTTGTATTCGTTTCATTAACTCTTCGTCAAATACAGCATTTTTAAACAAGTCTGCAAGGTCTTGAGCTTGTACTTGTGCTCCAGTATTTACTTGTTGTGCTGTAGTTGCATTAAGTCCTGGCACAGATGTGATGGGTGATTGCATCTGAGAACCAAGAGTAGGATTTTGGGGTTCGCCATAATCACGGTAATCATATTCTGTGCCAGCCTTACCGTAGGCGCTAAGTCCTTGTGGTGCTGCACCAGGGTTTATGGTATTTTGAATTACATCGTAACCAGCTTGGCCAGGTTTTACTTTACTAGCTAAGCCACCGGGACCACCATATTTTTTAGCCCAGATTTGCATACCAATATCTTCTGCTGTCTTAACGTTTTCAGGTGTAGCACCTTGAGCAGCAGCAATTTTACGTGCATCTTCGTAACGTTTAAGCTCAGGATCTTGTACGGTTAGTTGCGCAGCGCGAGATACAAACTGTTCGTAAGCACGGTCTGCGTCCCCTTGTTGAAGTGCTGGAGCAGACGGAACGCGAAGCGGATTGGCGCTTGGATTCCAATCAGTAGGTCCGTATTTACCAGTTTGAATTGCATTTAAACTGGTGCCAGGGACGTTTTGTGGATACCGTACAAGCCCCGGAGCCGTCATTGAACGCATTTGTTCCGGCGTAAACCTAGGCTTGCCTACATAAGGAATATTGCCTTTTTTAAACTGGTCACCAGCGTACGTTAATTCGTTTGCAAGTTTACCACTTAAATAAGCTTCAAGTCGAGAGAGTTTTTCTGCCATTGTTTATCTCCAAGCAAGATTAAGGTAAATACGAGAACCGACTGAGGTATCGGCAGGACCAGGTAAAGCCTGGATAAATTCAGCACCAGATCGTTCGTAACGGTATCTGGCTTGGAAAGGATCTTTATAGTTTGGAACGTAAAGAATACCAGCTAAACGATTAGTTTCGTAAAGGTAAACTTCATCCCAAACCTTCAAGGCTTCCTTGGTATTACTAGAGCGGATCGTGCGATCCACATCACCTGCAATACTTTCTAAACGTGTGGAAGGAGAAGAGGCAACTTCTGTTTTCTTTTCAGCCGTATCACAACGACCGATTTGAATAGCAATTTTGTCGTAGAAGTAAGAATCAGGAACAGTGTTCAAAGATTCTTCTAAACGAGCATAATCTCCCGCTGGAACAGAAACCACATAGTAGCCCAGATGGTATCTAACTCTGCTTTTGTCGAAGTCAGAGAGTTGCACTTCTATTCCTCCTTATCTATTTATTATAAAAGCATGTAATCAACTAAATACATTGTTAAGGAAATCACCTGTTGCTGCAGACTTACCTTGTATAAACGGATTACTTGCTGAGTAAGAAGACAAGAAAGATTGTGGATTAAGTGCTTGATTCAAAACACTACCTAATAACTGTTCTTTTAACTGTTGTTCAAATGTCTTTGGTGCTTCCTTTGGCTTATCTGTATATTTTGCACCATACAAGAAAGCTTTAAGTATATCTTCTGTTCGTGCGTCAGTGGATGTTGTTGTTGTTGTTTGTGCGGGTGTAGTTACAGCCGGTGCGGTTGATGCAACTGTACTACTCCCCGCTGGTTTTGTATGTAGGAACTGAATATCATAAGGTTGTCCCTTTGGATCTGTAGTTGATAAAGTACCATAACCTTTATTTGGTGCAAAAGTACCATAACCTTTATAAGCTAATTGCGTTCCAGCACCAATGCCTAAATCAATTCCTTCGTGGTACGTTGATGCTCCTGCAGTAGGCGCAGAACGTGGTCCAAAACGTGATGTGATTGGATTGTTCCAGCTCCACTGACCATCTTTGCCTTGTTGTACGATAGGCTTCCCTGCAGCTTGTATATTTTGAAGTAAAGATCTTATTGTCTCTGGGTTAATTTTTTTACCTTTATCTTTTCCAAATTGTGGAATTACACGTACATCAAGATGTGGTCCAGTAGTCGCAAAGACATCTTCTCCGGGACTAGCAATTTTTCCTATCGGTATTAAACCTGCCATTTGTATTTTATTTTTCTTTTATTCTAAAAGCAAAAACCCCCAGTTTCCCAGGGGTAAATAGGAGATGAGTATTAGACACGTATTAAATCAGCAGCAAAGACGTTTTCCCAATCAATTCGTTTAATCTGTCTCAGTTGTTCGAGATTGTTGAATCTTTCACCTGATAAGGACATTTGAAGATCTTTGATCTCACGAGCGGTCTTAAGACCAATGCCCTTGATATGATCTGCGAGCATCTGAGCAGTTGCCGAATTTACATTCAAGCGATGATCAGGAGGGAAAGTGCGTGGCTCTTCTTTTGCTGCTTTATCTTTTACCTGAAGAGTTTTTACCTTTTTAGTGGCATCTTCATCAGGAGAGATTTCAGTTTTATAAGCTGTAAATAAACGTCCGTCTTGGTCTTCGACCATAAACCAATCGCCGTTATCCCACTCGCTTATAACTTTGAGGCGTGCGCCTGTTTTTTTGTGCTGATAGAGCATAAGGACCAGAAGAGTGTTCTGGTCCTAGTTTACCCTAATTAGCTAACAGTGCGACCAATTAAGTAGCTATCGATATCTTCGTAGCCAGGAGCTTCATCAGGTTGGATGTAGCATATTTCAACTACAAAGTAACCTGTGCGACCAGCAAGTGAATCACCACTGGAGATGTAGAAACCACCAGAAGTAGTTGTGCTGTTAGCTGTCTCTTTTGCAAACACCTTCATGGTGGTGGATACAGTGGCAGCGTAATTAACATTACCAGCTGTTACACCTGTTGCACCAGTAGCAATAAGGAATGGGTTGGTACCATAACCTGCAACACCTGCAGTGAAGAAGATTTCACCAACTTGTGTGCCAGAGGTAGTAGAGGTGAGGTTAGCTTGGATAACACCTTCGCCAACAGCAGAAGCAGCTACTGGGCTACCAGCGTTACTGCGACCAAATGATAGTACGTTACCTGTTGCGGCATAGATGCCAGAAGCAACGCGACCATCACCCCAACCAGAAGCTACAGAAACCGCAGTGCGATATACGTAAGCAGGTAGGGTAGATGAACCAGAGATCACCATACCAGTGATGTTGGTACGTGTGTCGTCATTCTGATAAGGAGAAGGAACGATCACATCAGCAGCAGATACTGCACCAGCACCAGATGTTGCGGTTACAGCGACATAACCACGTTGTTGAAAATAACGATAACCGGGGAGAGCCAATACGGAAGTAGGGCCACCTTTAGTTGCGTCATTAGAGCCGTTGTCGTTGGTATCAATGTTTTTGTACCAACCGTTCAGGGGTTCCGCCCAGTTGCCTGGGTAGATTTTCTTAGCGGACAAATAAGTCATTTATTTTTTCCTTGGAGATTATTACAGTGATTATGTTTAAACAGTGCCGTCATCGGAGACGTAGCTGAATGCGGTAGTAACGAAGTCCTTGTTCAAGGCTTCAAAACCAGCATACAGTTGCCAAATCAAGATGATGAAACGACTGAAGTCATCGTTGTTGTTGATGAGTACTTGAGCGTTAGGACCGCCAATACCAACACCAATTGCTTGAGGACCAAAGAAGTAACCTTGTGCAACTTCTTGAGAAGCGTAGTTACCAGATACACCGTTAAAGGCTGTGGTAACGTTCTTGGTTGGGAAGTTAGTTGACTCATAGAACTTCACACCTTCAAACTGAACGCCAGTAGGCATTACAGGTTCACCAGCCAAGAAGTAAGCTTGACCAGCTTGAGGACCCATGAAGAAGCTGGCGTTGTTAGGCATCATGGGGTTAGCCATGTACATGCCTTGACCGGGGTTACCGGCATAACGTGCGATCTCACGGAAGTCAGGGTCACGACGCAAGTGCATCATGAATGTAGGGTCGCAAATGCAACGATACAAACCATCAGCAAAACTTGGTACGTTACGCTTACGTAAATCTTTAACTACGGTCAACAGGTCAGTAGACACATGGAACTGTTGAAGATCAGCTGTGTATTCAGCTGACTCATAAGAAATACGGCCAGAGGAATCTTTGGTTTTGTTACCAGCGAAGTAGTAACCACCTTGGGTTCCAGAAGCTTTACCGTTAGCTTCAGTTTTAGCTAGTTCGTCAAGGAAGACGCGATCGCGCCAACGACGATAGTCATCTAGCAGTGTGAGGCTACCGATAGATTGGTGGAACATATTCAAGTTACCTGTGTCCAGCAACATGCGCTGAGCGGTAACTAGAGTTTCACGAGCAATCTTAAAGGTTGAAGGTTGGGTAGGATCACCAGGGTCTGCAGGACCGGTGTATTCCTTAAGCACCACAAGGACTTTCTCCTTTGTGATGTTACGGCTGTTAGCGGTACCAATGGTTTGGTCGGCAATACGCTCGCGGCTATCCTTAGTACCAGGGGTTCCCCAGAACTTATAGCGGTCGAGTTGTACAGTTTGACCAGGTTGACGTGTGAAGTCGTGGACGACCACGGGCTCAACAGCCATTTCCGCAATATAAGCAGGGTGGGGACGGTAAAGTTCCGCACCTAGAATCTTCGGAAAATCGTTATCAATGAACACTTTGTTTTATCCTCCAGTTCTCGGGGAATGTTTTTACAGGGTGAAAGATTCAGACATTATATGTCTTATCTAACATGATTTTAACAGCTTGTAATTTATTCATTACAAGCTGATGTATTACTCCATTACAAACAGTTTGTTTGCAACAGTTTGAGGTTGTGCTTGATTCAAAATGCGCCAAGCATTTTGTGGATCACGTGTCATTGTGTCGTTAAATTCACCCCAGAAATTACCAGGGGCTTGAGGAGCAGCAGCAGCAGGAGGTGCAGGGAACTGACCTACTTGTGCATAACCAGCAGGCTGAGTGGGATAACCACGAGTAGCTAGTTGCTCTTCATTTTCGTACACAGGATAAGGACCTTCAGGACCGAAGAACTTAAGTGTGTAGTCGCTGAGTACATCAGGGTTAGTCAGAATCTCGTTATAAGCGAGGTTTTCCTGATGCTCATTAACGGCAAAGTTGGCGTAACCGGTAACGCAGTTAGCTGCGCGGTTTCCCCATGCGACGGCGCTGTCCACCATTGCTTCCAGGTTTAGCGCGTAGTTGTTCAGGACTGCTGGCGCTTCCATCCCGAACACGTCCAGAACCTGACGAGTCTCGTTGCTCAGATTGTAATAATCTGCTATCGCCGTATTTACTTCCTGGTGCGCCTGAACCGCCGAGGATCCCGTCAAGGAGGTTGGGGAAGAGTTGGGCAAGTAAGCCTGGTTGGCTTGCCAAGTCTGCGGAGCCGATTGTTGCGTAGCTTGGCTGTACGGAATTCCGTAATTGGCCGGGGTATACTGAGGTGCCGCTTGAGAGGGTTGACCCTGGAACGGGGATTGGACTGGTGCGCTCAGTAGCCCCACTACCTTGTTGAACGCCGACTCCCATGGATTGCCCTGAGGTGCCGCCGGTTGGGATTGGGGGGCGTATTGAGTAGGGCTTGATTGGTAACTGGGGTTCGCCTGAGGTACCGCTTGGGGGTAACTCGTACCCACTTGATAAGCCTGAGGTGCTGCCTGGTAGCTGACCGGAGCTGCTTGTGGTGCTGCCACCACGTAGTTGCTCGGAGCGACGGCTGCTGGTACTTGGCTCATCTGTGGGATCGATTGGACGGTAGCGTCCTGCATAACTCATCTCCTTTTGTAATGCTTCTAATGTACGATACAGATATGGAGTTAGATCCAATCTTGGATCCGCAGCCATCGGTAAGTCCGGTGATTGCGGGTGAGGAGTCTGCATCATACCCCCCACCAGGCGAGAGAATTGAGAGTAGGCACTCTGTAATTCATTCACCATCCTGAACGGGAACCCAGATAACATCTCGGCCCGCTCCTCTTCCGTTTTTGAGGGGAAGAGGTATTTCAGTGCTTCAATGCTATCAACACCTAATTCCTGTAGGTTCCTAACAACAATCGAGTTGTTAAGAATATCTTGTGTTGAGTCTTCATAAACAGGACCCATCCAACGCCATTGGAGCGTCACATCTCCATCTGGAATTAGTCCTAATACACCAGGTGGTATTTGTTGAGTCTTAAGACAAGCCATCATTATCTTCTTGACTTGGTCCTCAAACATACCCATAGCTTCGTTATATGCTGCTGTGTCTTCATCAGTAGCTTGCTCGGGAAGTTCCAAGGGCCTTTCAATTCCTGCAGCCGCTGCTAATGTGTTACGGAATAAAGTTTCTTCTTGGAATAAGATAAGTTCTAGACAACGACATATCCCATATGTGTAAATAGCAGTTGCCTTCTTCTTTGATGTGGCAGATACTCTACCAAATAACGATTTATATTCTGTTGCAGTTACACCTGCAGATATAGATAGTTCGTCTACACCACCAAGAGATGTACGTATCTCTTCTCGGTATTGACGTGCAAAAGAATTTTGATCTCCTGTGATTGCATCTGGAACAATGTAACCAACACGATCGTTAGGTTCAAGGTTTGCAATGATGCGTGGTACGCGAAGCTGACCATCGATACCGCGATAGATAGGATCAGATTTAAACTGAGATCTACTTAAGGGTCCTGCACCACCAAAGCCTGAGTTTGCTGCAATAGAAGGACGCTGCACAGTAGCAGTGTCGCTACTGGATTCCATTAGATCCGTTTTAGGACGAGAAGAAAGTAGGGTTGGGCTACCAAAGAAGGTAACATTCTTCCGCATGGTACGTACCAAGTCATCATGCGTGCATATATGGTTGGCTAAGGCGTCAAATTCACCAACACCTTCCATTGAGAAACCTTTGGTATTATTAAAGATTTCAACACAAGGAATAAAGCCAAGCGTATTTTTAAGTGTGGTGGTACGCCCAGAGTTCATTTGATAGTTAGTATCGAATGAAAGTTCTGCCTCCGAGTGTGTCTCTTCTATTGTCTTACGTTTAATTGAAAGACGAATGTAACGTTTGACTCCGCCTTGTCCCATGGAAGCAGGACCTGTTACATCAGAAGATACAATGTCCTGTTGAAAGCCGAAACCTTGACGTATCTTGTAGCTATAGATAATTACAACTTCGTCTAACTCACCGTCAATGTTGTAGAAACTCCTATACTCATTACGTCTAAAGAAGTAAAGGCGATAATTGTTTTCTGTAGGACGTATGTAAAAAAGACCTTGTCCATCACATAGGAAGTAGTCCCAGATGGAGTCTAGGCGTGTGTCTATTTGATTGAATTTGATTACACGGTCGATAAAGTCTTTGCGTTGATTACCAAAGTTATCTTGAGCTGGAAAAAATTCAACACCCTGCCGGATGCCAAACAACTTCATCTGTGCTAAGTGGGACGCGACAATGCCGGTATCAACGGAAGCTCCTCCATCTTTCTCGATGTAGGAATCAACAATCTCTTTAAGCCGGGCTTTAGCGTCCATTAATTATTACCTTTGTTAAATGCTAGCAGATTTAAGAGACATATTTATTAATAAATCCGTTTGGTAAAGAAGATTGGTTTTCGCGAAGCTGCGCTAACATCTGTTCCATACCATCGGAATCTTCAGTAAAATCTTGAGCAAGAGGAGTAGATCCCTTTGGACGCACATTAGCAGGGCCTGCTGCACCACGATTAGGTAAGATTCCCCCTTGTCCGCCAAACGCGTCAGGGTAGTATTTAACGGGTGTACTAGGACCTTGATTTTGTGCTTGTAACTGATCAGTAAAACCAGCAAAATTACCTGGCTGACCTGGATTCATTTGTGCTGTTGCACCGGCAAGGTTACTAGAACCAAAAGGTGATCCGGCTAAAGGCAGCTGTGGACCACCACCAGGAGTAATCCCACGGCGTTCCATCTCTTTAAGTAACTGTTGATTATTTGGAGTGCTCTGTAGAAGACGTCGTATCTGTTCTTCTGAACGACCACCTAAAGCACCTGGACCTTTGTTCACATCAAAACTAGGGTTACCAGCAAGGAAGCTATTAGCTGTACCACCTATATTACCAACTGCCCCAGGTACGTTGCGTTCTCCGCCATAATAACCAGCCATAATCTAACTACTTACTTTTGTGTATTCTACTCTTCTATAACCTCATAACCGCTTGAGTCATTTACTTTACTTAGAATGATGCCGTTACTACGTACATCCCAACTAAGCACATCATCCTCCTTCCAGCCCAACTCGTCGATTACTTCTTCTGGAAACGTGATGAAACAATCACCGTTTTCATCTTCTTGGATTTCAAGTACGTAGCTCATTTTGCTAAAAGCTTTTCAATTAGCTTATCAAGCTTATTGTTAATTTGTCTAAAATTACTATGCATTTCTGTAATCTCGTGTAAGAAATCAACCTTTAGTACGTAATCCATTGGTAAACGCTTCACTTCATCTTCTAGATTGTCGATCCTACGTCTCTGTGTATTAATGTGTTCCACGCCTTGTTGGATCCTCTCCGTTTGACGGGACAACAGTTTGTTAGCCACCCAGGAACCACCTGTGATCGCTGAAATGACCGCAGTCAAAAAGATGGCAGCGTATTCCGGACCCAAGGTTTTAGATTTCTTTCCTTTAGTTTACAATAAAAAACCCGACCGTGTTAGCAGTCGGGTAGATAATTTTATTTTAAATTTAGCTTAAGGCCGGAGCCTTTAGTGCCACGAGAACAGACTCAGTTGTTGCAAGGTCAAGAGGAAAGTTATGTGCATTACGCTCATGCATAACCTCGAAGCCTAGACCAGCTCTATTGAGAATATCAGCCCAAGTAGGCACCACACGATTCTGACTATCAACAATAGATTGGTTGAAGTTAAAACCATTTAAGTTAAATGCCATGGTTGATACACCAAGTGCAGCAAACCATATACCAATCACAGGCCAAGCGGCAAGAAAGAAATGAAGACTACGACTATTGTTAAAGCTGGCATACTGGAAAATAAGTCTTCCAAAGTAGCCGTGTGCTGCAACGATGTTGTAGGTCTCTTCTTCTTGACCAAACTTGTAGCCATAGTTTTGAGATACGTCTTCAGTCGTCTCACGTACCAGTGAGGATGTGACGAGAGAACCGTGCATAGCACTGAATAACGATCCACCAAAAACACCAGCTACACCCAACATGTGAAAAGGGTGCATAAGGATGTTATGTTCGGCCTGGAACACAAACATGTAGTTGAAGGTTCCCGATATACCAAGAGGCATTGCATCAGAAAACGAACCTTGACCAAAGGGATACACAAGGAACACTGCAGTTGCAGCAGCTACTGGTGCGGAGTACGCAACACAGATCCAGGGGCGCATCCCTAATCTATAACTAAGTTCCCACTCTCGTCCCATGTAAGCAAAGATGCCAATGAGGAAGTGGAAGATGACGAGCTGAAAGGGACCCCCGTTGTAGAGCCACTCGTCAAGCGAAGAAGCTTCCCAAATTGGGTAGAAATGTAAGCCGATTGCATTGCTGCTGGGCACAACGGCTCCGCTGATGATGTTGTTTCCGTATAGGAGGGATCCAGCAACAGGTTCACGAATGCCATCGATGTCAACAGGTGGAGCAGCAATAAAAGCGATGATAAAACAAATGGTGGCGGCCAGTAGGCAAGGGATCATAAGTACACCAAACCAACCGACATAAAGACGATTTTCGGTGCCTGTAACCCACTCACAAAACTGATCCCACCCAGCCACGCCAGAACGTGGAGCAAGAGTAGAAACCATGAGGACGTTAAGAAATATGTAGATATGTGAGGAATTCCTCACATTTTTATTCTATACGTTAAGATCTACTGCTGTAACTAATCTTTGTAATTTTATAAAATCTTTAGAATTAAAAATCTAGGTGTAATTGACCTTTCCGTGCTAGACCATTGACTAACCACACAAGGGCATCCGCACAATCATCATGACTACTTACGCCGAAGTTCGTGAGTTCCTCGAAGAGATTTGTGAAGTTCCTAAACCGATTAAAGATTATTTTTCTATCTTCAAACATGCCCATAATGCCGCGAAACCTTGCAAGCTTATCTGCACGGAAACCTTTGACGGGATGCCACAAAATGTTGTAGAGACCTTCTTGATTTAAACAAACTCTTTTGAAGTCTGCTTCCAGGGATGCCTGGTACTGTACAGCTTCAGACCATATGTCAACTGTTGCAAAAGTCGGAAAGTAATTATTGTTTTCATCTTTACCAAGAATAGACCAGTCGTTAAGAAGTTCTTTAAGTACGTCAAGTTTTTCTAGATTTCCCATGACTCGTATTCGTCTGTAATCAATAATATGAATCTGATCACCAATACGTCCACCTAGTACCATAACGGTGTAATCATTCTTTTCTTTGACGCCAGCAGATAGGTCAACACCGACGCCAAGAGTATCAAACTCCGTTGCGATTTCTGCTTTAACTATTAGTTCTGGTGCCAAGGAAAGTTCGTTTTGTCTAACGATATGATTCATGTACTGAAAAGAGAAGGCAATAGGTGCCTGTCGTTTCTTTTCCTTTAGGTATTCCAAAGACCACATTGCAGGCCAGTAGGATTCTTCTTCTCCTGTTATACGATTATTCTTAATTGCAGGAAGAACAATCTGCATCCAATTATTTTGTTCATTAAAAGTTGTCGCATGAATGTCGTCATGTCGGAAGCGTGTACCAAGACATATTGCTCGTGCACCTTCAAACATGGTAGGTGCAATCACAGCATTCCAGTTCTCTTGCATTTGTTTTCTAATGTCTGGATTTGAGATATCTGCCGAACTTTTTATGGCGTCATCTATCATTACTAAATGAGATCGCTTGGAAGTAACTGAACCCTTAAGTCCTGCAGCACAAAGTGTAAACTGTTCATCACCAGTTGTGTCAATACCAGCAAAGCGATGATCTATTGACCAGTACTCATTACTGGTTACATTCTTCATTAGGCGTACAGTAGGGAAAACTTCTTGGTAGCGCTTACTTTCAATGATGCGTTTGATGGTAGCACTTTTGGATCGTGCAATATCAACTGTGTATGACAAGTAAAGAATCTGTAGAGGACGTTTAGCTTTAGTGTGGATACCAATAGCCCATGCCGTAAGCAAGCCCAAGACTGTGCTTTTGGCCGAATTTTTACTGACGATATAATCTTTTGTTAAGAATGTATGACACTCATCTTGCACTTCTATGCAACGTACCTTCTCTTCAAACGAAGGTTTAATATCTACAATGCCACGACAAGGAAGATATTTAGTACAAGGAGCATACCTCAGTGCTTTACGCTCCAAAGAGAACGGTCTAATCTCAGGATGTAATTTTATTCCTACTTTGTAAGAAGGTGTTGTTGTACGGGTTTTTACTCCATTGGGCAGGGTATAAGAATTAAACTGTGCAATACGTCTAGTTGCAATACCTCCTAATGATTGAACTAGTTCAATGATGTTATCTACAAGTTGCTGAGATGTAGTACAAAAAGAAACAGAACCAGAACTAGATACCGTGCCGTCTGTATCGAGTAAACCTTGTAGCAACGCCTCACGATCAGCAACAGAAGAAAATAAGTATTCTTTTGGGATAAATTTTGATACTGATGTTTTTCCGTACAAACCAAGTTTTTCAAGATTTCTTTTTACAGGATTTGGTGTCCCACAGAAAAGGCTGCCTTTAACATGAGAAATACGATAATCGTACTTAGAAGCTTTCTTGAACGTGTAGTCTTTAGGTAAAAGTTGAGCGCAACGTTCAATCAATTCTGAATCAGCGCTAGTTATTGTTAAGTTTCCACTGCTTAAGGAGCCATCTCCAATTAAAACACCAAGTAAATACGGATCAATTAAAAGTTCTTTTTCTGGATATTGAACTGGTTCCGTCACGGGAATATAGTAACGAGCGTAGCCCTTGCTGTCCAACCAAGGTTTTTCTTCTGGTGAACAGGTTGCAGTAATACGTTGACTTGGGGAAACGCCTTTACCATTTCCTTTCATTCCAATTGTTTTTTGTGTACGCATTTCATTAAGAGACATAACACGCCATTCACCTTTGGCGTCAGAACCTACGCGCCGTACCTTCCATAGATGTTGATCGTCACAACGTACGGATGAACCATCTGTATAGGATATTTCCCACGTTGGAGACGATGCGTAATCGGATATATCAATTACTTCTGTAACTTGTCCCTTCTCAGAAAAAACTAAATCACCTAATTGTAAATCGCCAATGGGCACCCATCCGTTAGGAGTTGCTATTGGCATTGAAATAGCAAGTGGTCCCCTTGGTGCCAACAGATCGACGTTTGGTCCAGCAATGTGCAGAAGGCAACTACTGTCTTCTTTCGTAATGAAATGCTTGTGCCATTCCAGGTGATGTTCAGCGGGAGGCTTATCAGCTACATATTCACAAAAGAAACCAAAGTCTTCTTGCGCAAGCTTAAGAGCATCTACATTCTTGGGTATACGTATTTGTTGGTTACGCGCTGCGGCTTTTGCATTACGTCGATAAGCAAGGTGTGTATAGCTAGGCACAAGAATGTTCCAACTTTATGGAATCCTACTCTATTTTTTGGCTTTACTGTTCTTTTGATCTTTGTATTTCCTTGCTTTATCTAGAGCAGCCTTACGTTTTTCTTTGTCATTCATCTCCGTGCCATCTTCTTTCTTGGCATCTTTCTTCTTGAGATACTCAAGAAACTGAGGTGGCATTTTACCTTTTGCCATTTATCAATTACCTTTGCATGCGATTTTGTAGTTGTCTAGTTAAACTAATATTTCCTCTATTAGACCTCCCTGGACCAAAAGCAATACCAGCATTATTACCTGAACGTTGTTGATCAACCTCTGCTTTTAGACGATTAAATTGATCCAGATCAAAATACTCTGATCGCGAGTCACGTCCAATACCTTGACGTGAAGGACCCCGATCTGCATAGTTAGGTTCACTACCTGGAGAAGAGAGATTTCTTGTTGGGCCAGTATTATTTTTTTCTCTAGTCGCCGCAGGACCCCGATCTGCATAAGCGTCTTCAAATGATATTTTATCTCTCAAGTTTTGTGGAACTAACTTTTCATACTGAGAACGTTGGTCTATTGCATATTGTTCTTGTGCTTTTTTATATGCTGCTTCAGGACCTCGATCTGCATAAGCGTCTTCAAATGATACTTTATCTCTCAAGCTTTGCGGTAAATTTTCATACTGAGAACGTTGGTCTATTGTATATTGTTTTTGCGCTGCAGCCCTTTGTCCCGCAGCCTTTTCTTGTTGTTGTACAAAGGCGCCCGCATCACTTAGTCTAGTTGCTGAGCCACTTCGGCTTGTTCCTGCTCCCATACCATTCCTTCATTATAAAAATAATTATAACAGAATTACTCTTCTAGTTGCATCCTAGCCCAGACACTCATCGTTGCTTCTTCCAGGGGGATCTCGATTGGATCATCTTTGAATATAAACATTAATTCACGTATCGCTCTATCAGCACCTGCCATCAATAAACCTTTTCTATCTTTAATACTCGTAAACTTTTCTACTTGGTCAATATGACCACGAATTTCTTTTTGCATAGAAGCGATACGAGCTACTCCCGCATCACGTTTTACAGCACCATTCTCTACATCTTCTCGTAATTTACGTACGTCCTCTTGCATCTCGTCAATTTCATACAAGAGTTTTTTTCGGTGATCTGGTTTATCATAATGTTGTTTGACCCATAGTTCGCACGCAGTTACGGTTCCTTTATAACCAAGGAATCGTGAATAAAGGTATGCTTCTATTACAGAGTAATTTTCTTTGGCGAATGCACAGAATGATTCTTGGGTAGACGCATCTAAATTATCTACCCACCCATCGAATAACTCAATATCGATAAGCTCGTTGGGCCTGGCCGTAATCGCGTTCTTCGTCCTTTTCTTTAAAGCGCTGTGACTGCTCTGCGGAGGTACGTTGTTCTTCGGCACCTTTACCGATAGTTTCTCGTTCCTGTCCACCAGCATCCTCCATCTTTTTCTTGGAAAAGTCGTAAGCCACGCCAGCCGCCTGACGATATTTGTCTAAATCAAACCAATCATCAGCATCGACTTGTCCTGCTGGAACGCTATTGGTCATGGCTTACAGCACCTATGGGAAATTAGAAGTTACTCATCATACCAGCAAGACCCTGGCTGAAGATATCACGGCGTCCTTCAACGGACTTTTGGCGTTGTTGACGACCTTTAGATGCTTCGAGACGATTTAGAAGCTCTTCAAAACGATTAATGTCAAATTCAGTACCCCCAACTCCTCCTTGTGTGTTGGTTAGCGCATCACCTGGTGTCATTGTTTTAAACTCTTACTACTAAATAATTATAACAAAGATATCTTTAATTGAAGCTAAAACTTCCTATGAGAGCTTTATACATATCGCCCGTCGATCCGATCTTAGCCACATCCGTTGCTCCTTTATTTTTTAACTTCTGTGTTTCTTTATCTATATCCCCTTGGAGATTGGTCAAACCAGCACTGTACAGATACTTACGTGTGTCTCTGATATTTTGTGTTTGCTCTTCAAGCTCAGCAGGTGTACCAGTGAAGGTGTCCTTGAAGTCTGGAACTGCAACACCAGCTTTACCTAAGGTTCCTTCAGCGTAAGTAGGAAGAAGTGACTTATCAAACTTAAAGCTTCTTGTACCTGTCCTCTTACCTGCTGCATCCCTCTCTTCCTTACCATACATCGTATCGTAATAGTTGCCAAGATAGCTCGTTTGAAACTTATCTTGATATTCCGAGCCTTTGGTAAGGGAGTCCTTTAAGTCTTGAACACTGCTGTAATAACCTTGATTAAAACGTTCTAAAGCAGCCGTCTTCTCTGGCTCCGTAGCTTCACGTCCTAAGAGTTCTTGATAGGCCGCAGAGACTCCTGTAGAGCGACGTCCGGGTAATAATTCTTTAGTATAAAGATCTGTTAACTTATTAACATCTTCTTCTGCATTTATTTCGTATTTGCCAGCATAGTCACGTAGTTGACTGGAAGCATCATTATATGTAATTAAACCTTGTTTCAGCTGAGACTCTAGACCTGAACGTAAGCCACCGAAACCTGCAGTACCTGATGCTTTACGTGCATCTTCCTTAGCCTTAGCGTCTGCTCTTTCTTGATCAGCTCGCGCTTGTGCCCGTGCTTCTTGTTGTTGACTGTAGCTTAAGAAATCTCTAAACGTATTATCAGGCGGTGGCGGCATGTATACAGGTGCCGGTGCGCTTCTGCTTCTTCCTCCTCCTCCCATGATTTATCTCCTTATGTAAAAAGTGTGGAAGTATCTATTGGTGCAATTCTACCAAACATACCCATCATTTGCCCTTGTTTATCTGCAAGAGTTCTTTTAAGAGCTTCCCGATTAGCTTCTTGACGAAATAAACGAGCTTCAGATGAATTTTCCATTCCCAACTTTGCTCTTAAATTGTTTCGTTCATTTGCATCAGAAAGAGGATCTAATACATTACGTTGAAACAAAGAAGCTTTTTGTTGTCTTCCAAAATCAAGGTCAGCTCCTGTACCAGCACTAAAGACCTTATCCCACATTCCAAAGCCAAGCCTACCTTTTTCAGCTTCCCTTGCTTCTAATAGACCTGCATTATGTGCAGCAAACTGTCCTTGTGCAATTTGACGTGCAGTATTATCAGATCTACGAGCAGCCTCTTCGGCCTTGTTAGCGCCGAACATACTGGCGCCACCGCTAAAAAGACCTGTGATTAAAGGGGCAGCTAAAGGTGCTAGTAACATATTATCCTCCTTGCCATTTAATTATATTGCACATATCTATTCTAACTAAAGTATCTTTGCTGAGAAAGAGGAACCTGCGAAGCAAAATTACCTTTACCAAAAGGAGAATTTGCCATAGCCGCATTTCCTGCATCTGTTACTGACTTAGCTCCAAGAACTGTTAACATTGCCCGATTAGCAGCATTTGCAGATATCTGTTCAGGAAGTTTAGCTAAAGTATCTAATCCTGTAAACAACATTTTGTAAGGCGCTGCTGATGCTTGTTGTCTCTCTTGATACTTTGACGCATCTTCAAGAGCTTGTTGCCGTGCTTCTGGACTTGTTTTTTCACGAGCAAAAGCTAACAGTTGAGCAACATCACTTTGACTCTTGTTTCCTAATTCGTTTTCAGCTATTAATTTTCGTGTTTCAGGGTCAGCATTTTTATAGAAATCGCTACCTATAAACGCATATTTTCCAGCAGTAGTTATGGGTTGTTGTCCGTAAAAAGTAGCTCCTGTGCCTATTCCATCAAAATTCACACCTGTCCCATATCTAGGGACGTTGGGAGAACCAAGATTAAAACCTGAAAAAGACATTTTATTTAACGATACTGGAACGCGGAATTAGCGTAAGGATTAACAGATGTTATTACTTGTCGTGTAAGTGCACCAGCTTCTGTTTGTGCTCCACCTGCTAGTTCAGCCATATATCTTTGCTGATTAAGTGCGCCAGTAAGTTGTGCGGTTTGTTGATTCATCTGCATTTGACGATTACGTTGTTGATCAAGATTTTGATTCAACATCGGATTAAGTGCTGTTGCAATATCCACTTGATTCATACCTGCTCTTCGCATAAAGTCAATTGTTTCATTGACATTCATGTCACCTACTTTCTTAGCACCAATGCCAGGGAGACCAGGGATGGGTCCAGCGGACTCACCACGTGCAGCAGTATTAGCTGCAGCACCACCTAAAGCACCTTGGATAAGTCCACCTATACCTTTCTGTGCAGCAGTGCCAATACCCCCACCAACAACAGATCCAACCAAGCCACCAACAGGGCCTCCTAGCATTGTGCCAAGTGCCATACCACCTAAACCACCTGCAGCTCCACCAACATCACCTTGAAGTAACGAAAGGCCAGCACCTGCAATTGGTATATATTTACCAGCTATTTTACCCGCTACAGCCCTTCCGCCACCTGCACCTGCTATTGCTTTTGACGCACTATCTCCCAAGCCTTTCATCTTGGTACCCATACGATTAAATAAATCTTGAAACCCCATGCCGAGAGAAGGGTCAATATTTTGTGTTGGAATATATGTAGGTTGAATTGTTGCAAGTGGCCCTCCACGTTCCATTGAACCTCCAGGACCTGCCATGATTGCCATAATTTATCTTATTCGATATGTTAATTTTACCAGCCTACATACTCTAACGGTATTCATTTGTGCTTGGCAAGTTCTCAGGATGGTTATTTAATGAAGCAATAGCTTGGTTAGTTAAGTTACCTACCAATGCTCCTGCTAAGGATCCAGCTAATGCAATACTTGCTGTTTTACGTGTAGCCATTGGTACTCTAGTATTAACATCCTGTTCGACAACACGTGAACTCCCGCTAGGATACGAGATAAAACGACGTTCTTTTGTTGTAACAACAGGTGGTCGGGTTTGTAATGCACCACGGAGAGCCATTGCTCCTCCTGCTAACGCACCTGCTGCCTGTAGTCCGATTGGGAAGCCTACAATGCGAGCTTCTGGTACACCTTCCAAATTTTCCATTGTTCCTTTAATTAAACCAAGACCGGTAATACCTTTATCTTGGTAATAATTCTTCATGTAATTACTATACCTTTCAGGTGTCAAGCTAGGGATATCTTCTTTTGCTGTTTCATACTTAAGTGGACGACCTTGTCTTCCAAGGAACAAACGTTCAAGTAATTCAGTGCCAGGCTGACCTGTTTCACGTCTATCTTCTGCTCCTTCTTCTGAATAAGTTTGAGCAAAACCTTTTGATCTGAATTGTTCAAGAGGATTTGTTATGTCAATTTGCCCTAAGGAAGCAACAGTAGGTGCACTGATAGCTAAACCAACAAGACCTTTTTGTGTTGGGTTAAATTGTTTATATGCAGGTCCAGCAGCTTTTTCAATAAGTTTATCTGCAATTGCCATTGGGTGATTGTAACGCCAATACAAATGACGAGTTGAGTCTGTGCCTGCATCTGTTAATAACCTAGCTGCATAAGCACCTATAAATTCTTGTGGTGTTTCAGTGAAACTAATACCTTTTACATTTTTTAATTCTTTTTTAAAATTTGGACTAAGTGTACTGTAGTTTGAAATACTACTAAGAATACGATTACCTTGTTCATCTGTTATTTCACGTCTAGACTCAGGTGCCATTAATTCCACACCTGACTGAAAGCCTTTTTTAATTTTAGTTGGCATTAGATCACCAACAGAATGCATTGCACTATTGTAGGCGTCCGCTGCACGCCTAAGAAACGTCTGTGCTTGTTCTGGTCTCCCTGTTACGGCCATTAGTATTGCCCCGTTGAACGATAAGGAAGACCTTGCGTTTGATATAAGGTGCCGTCTGCTGTTTGTGCTTGGTACATTTGATTTAACATCTCTTGTTGACCAAGTTGTTGTTGTTGTGTCACAGACTGATTGGTATTTGTTTGTTGCTGAGGATAAAACAAAGGTTCGATTAACATTGGTGCTGCAACACTACCTGCTAAATTTACAGCGTTAGCTTGCCAGCTAGGTTCATATACACGACTAAGTTGATCTTTTGGTATTCTTCCAGCTCCAGAATATCTTTGTAATGTTTCATCTGATACATAGTTACGATATTTACCTGCAATATCAGGTGCATACTTTTTTAATAATTTACCTGTACCTACACCTAACCCAACATCTGCTGCACCTACCGTAAGACCAGCTATTGGATTACCAGTGGCTAGTGTGGTATATATGCCTGTAAGTAAACCCCCTGGTACAGAAGCACGTAACATATCCCCACCACCGTCTGCTACCAACCTTTTTACGGGAGCAGAGTTTTTTAATGCTCCTGCTAGTTGACCCGCAATTTTAAACATTTTCCATATGCATTAATACTATTTTATCTTTAGTTACTCTTGTGTTTTACCAGGGGGGATGTTAGATTCTATATTTTTCTCGTCTGCAGTTTTCTCTCCTTGTTTTTCTTCTGCTTGTTTCTGTTCTGCTTTAACTAAACCTTGACGATCTAACAGTTGTGAAATTGAAGGTTTATCTTCTACTTCATTCTCAGCTCGTCTCTCTGCTCCTGCCATGAGATAACCATTTGGATCAGGATTACGTAAACGTGGCATTGGATTACGTGCTGCTTTTCCTGGTTTTAAGGTAGGACTTAATTTATATGCTTCGATCCAATCTGTATTAAAATCAGGTTGCTCTTGTGGACGTTGTGTGGTACGTGCCCTACCTTCATCGAAGTCATAATCTTCTGGTCTATTAAAACGACCAAGTCCTTCAAACAGTTCGTACTGTGGTGTTACTTCTGAATTGTCATCAAAGAAAGGAGTATTACCAACAAAATTAAGATCTGGGTTCAATGTAACTTTACGTGTCATTGCACGTTTTAATAAGTCACGTTCATTAAATTTTGATGGGTTCCAAGGGTACTCTCCACTATTTGACTTGGATTGAAACAAGTCATCAAAATCTAAACGCTTGGAAACTTCCCCTCGACGATTAAAGGGATTCTGTATGTAGCGCCCTAAGTCAAGTCTCGCGTCACGTGCCATTAGGTCTCAGTTTTTTTCTCGTCTTTTTTCTTTTTTAATCCTACCAAAGTTTGACGTAACCTGGCTTGTTTCACGGTTTCAGCATCATACTTTTCTGGAGCCGAAAGTACATTCTCTTGTAGCTGTGCAGTGGTAATACCTTTTCGTTTAGCTTTAGCCGTAAAGACACCTTTCTTCATCTCAGTTTTCTGAATCCATTTCTTATCTTTTTTCTTTTCTGTCATAATTAATTTCCTTTAAGTTGCTGAAGAAAAGAACTAACAAGAGCTTGTGCTTTTGCTGGTGGATTACTTCTTTGTATTCTACGTATTTCTTCTGAAGCATCTATGCTTTGCCGACCTGCTTCAGTAGCTGGTTGTCTGCCAAGAGATTCAATTGCTTCTTCGTAAGTAGGTACACGTGTTGGTGCTTGGTCACCTGTGTTTTTTTGAGCCATTCGATAGGCTTCTTCTATAACTTCATTTTGGCTGTAAACCGGTTGAGAAGGACGAAGAGTTAAATCGGCACCTTGTTCGCTAGCAGGGCGAATACCATACTGATCAATTACACTACCTGACCCAGAACGATCATCTTCAAATACTAAGGGATCGCCGCCTGTTTCAATATTATAATCACGAATTGGTTTTTGACTAACCGGTGGATTACCTCTTCTGGCATATGACTTACCTTCCATGCCTTTTATAGTTATTTTTCCTTCACTAGATGGTACGTAATAAGGTAAAGGAACTGTGCTTTGTCGGGTTGATTCAGGACGTAATCCTGCTGTATATTCTGCAATGTTACGTCCACCACCACCTTTATTTTCTGTGTCAATCATGGGCCGCTCAGAGCGAAATTCCATAGACTCAGGAATAAATTCACCTTCATCATCTAATATACCAAACAAACGATTTACTTCTCCAGAAGGATTTTTAAGAGTTGTTGGATATTTCTTTTGAAGTTCTTGGATTTGTTGTAGATTAGTTTCTTGTGCTCCACGTAAACGTGCGTTTAGTTGACGAATACCTCCTTCTCCAAATTCCCTGTGTTGCCCAAATTCTGGGTTACGGTATATATCTCGTAACGCTTCAAGTTGATTTTCTAGTTGGCGTACAGTATTACCTTGCCCTCTTGCTTTTGCTTGTTCAAGTTGAAGGTTAAGTGCTTTACCTGTTTGTTCTGCTAGTTGTCTACGTTCAGAATATATTTCTTGTTTTCCTTGCTCTACTTCAGAAGCAATCCCTTCCAGCCAAGGATTGTTATTTAATTTTTCTCCTGTTCTTCTCTTGATGAACTCATCTGCCTGCCTAGCTGTGCTTTCTGTAATAACTGGTCTACGAAGACTAGCTGTAGAAACTTCTCCTATTCCTGGCATATTAACAATCCTTTTTGAACTTACTAAAGAAGTAATGTCCTCTGAGTCAGGATCAAAACTAACAGGCTTTAAACCAAATTTTTCAATTGTTTCTAAAAATTGTGGATCTCCTGTTTGAGCATATAACTCTAGTGCTTGTTTTCTTGCTGTATAGCTAGGTCCGTATGAAGATGCTGTTGAACCACTTAAACGATTAGCAAGTTCTTTTTCAATACGAGTAGGCGATACCGGTAAATCTTTATTTTGTAATATACGAGAAATTACATTACGTTCTTGTTCAAGAAAACGTTCTGCAGATGTGCCAGTGAGTCTTGGAGTTTCTTCTGGTGGTGGATTAAAAACATATTTTGTATTAGGTTGAGCTTGTAACCTATTTATTTCACGACGATAAGACTCAGTTACTGGATTTAATATAGAAGATTTATAAGGAGCCATGGGCGGTATCTCGTCATAAGTTGCATAACGCCTTCCTGGCTTTAAATTTAATCCTTCTGCTTGGTCAACAGGTAACCCATCCGGTAAACGAGACGCAACTTGTTCAACATGAATATCAGGTTCAAGTCCCATCATTTGACTAGGATCTGCTTGATTCACAAAATTACGATATTGTGCA